CACAGCTATATGATAGCTGTGCATCTCCTAGAAAGATAGAAGAGGCCCCGCTTAGCGGGACCCCCCTCTCTTTCTAAGTTGTATGAAATCGTAAATGACCAAACAGCATAAAACAGCTGCGAGGCCTCCTACGATCCATACGATGCACGGCATCATTGCATCCTCCATGTGAGTTCTTCTCACAAACCCGCGTGTTTAGTTACACGCAGATCCAACGGCGTTTTAGTGCGAGGTTGCCGTACCTCACTGACTCACGCAAATGCGTCGGAGAAATATCGGGATTACCGATAACGCCGAAACATTTGAGGAGTGCACCATCACCTTGCAAAAGGTCAGGTGCACGAATGGGACTTACAACCCAGCGTTTCGACTTGAAGCACTGGAGAGCATAGTTCCATCCGTTGGCTGATTCTCCATTGCTGTAGGAGATCCAGCCAAGACCTGCGTATTGTCGCACCGGATCATGTCGACCTTCGATCGCTCTTTCGAGAAATCTGAACGACATGATCGATATTGTAGGTAGCTCGCCAAGAATCCTTTCGGCTTCGAGGCGAAGAAACTTACAAGTCCCCCACAAGCCTTTCAGATAAAACTGATTGGCTAGTGAGACAAGCGACGCAACGCCATGCGAGTCAGTCCTATCTACGGGACACATCCGACGAACGTAAACGGGTGTAACGTCTACTCCGGCGAAAGCATCCATCCCACAGGACTCTCTGAAATTTCCATTCCAGAAAGACTTATGGGCGTTGACTTTAAGAGCGAATGCACTTAAAGTCTCGCAGATAGCGGGTGCCTCATCTGTGGGGACGATTAAGTCGTCTCCATAGACAAACACCCCCATCATGTGCTTACGCACATTATGAGGGGTGACGGAGTCTCCGCTCTTTTGCAATCGAATCGAGAGGATGGCAATGTAAAATACCATTGACTCGATTGGAAAGCAAAGAGCTGAACCCATAGACGCGAACTTCCTGAGGTGGACTAATCGTCCACTCGGGAGAGTTGCTCTTGTGGAACGACATGCAAATACCTGTCTCCGGAATTCCGGGCAGATAGAAAGCATGCGCCACACAAGACGAGAAGAAACACGGTCTGACGCTTCAGACATATCAAGGGTAGCAAATTTGCCATCCTTTGATGAACTGAGCGCCATCTTGGCATTCACACTCTGATCACGAAAGTTAACGTGGCCAGAGGTATAAGCTCCGAGAAGCTCAATCCTCGGAACTAACCAAGTTGCAATCGCTTGCTGCATGTATTGCATACATACAGGTTCGATTGCAATGACACGTGGAGTCTTCTGGGTCTTAGGGACAAAGACAACCCTTACAGGCGTCTCGTCCCGGGTGCTGGTCATACGAACCGGATGATCATCGAGTCCCGATGGAAAGTTTGATATAGATCCTATACCAAACTGAACAAACGGAAATTCGCGATCCAACCTTAGGGGCCAACTTGGAAAACGATACTTACGATTTCCGCGAAGGCCTTCTTCAGTTGTTCCGGGACCATGTTTAGGAATGTATTCATTAATGGGGTTCCCCCCACTAAGAATATCACTCCAAACAATCCTGCTGACACTGTCAAAAATGTCAGCAAGGTTGCCAACTTGGACATGGGAACGTAGATCAGACTCACACTGCACAAAGGCGGACTCGGCAGCTTTTTCTCTCGCGCGAGTGCACGGGAGTTTAAGCTTCTTCGCAAATAGACAAATTTGTCTAATCGCAAAGACGCAATCCGGATCCGCTTTGGTGCGGAGTACTCCATCAGGACTAAAAATCCTCTCCATGTACCCTCCAAGAAATTGGGGGCAGCATGTTCCTCTCCGAAACCGAAATTTCGGAAAGAGAGCTGGTGAGAGGCGTCCGTTCTCAAGGGCTCTTTCGAGTCCTTGAGCGTAGGACGGAAGAGTGATAGTGAGAAAGCTATCACCTTCATTCAAAGTCCTCCTCGTGACAGTTAAAATGTCACGATTGGGGTTGGCACCACACCTCATACTGCAGTCATGCAGTATGTGCACTAGGATTTCTACGAGGCTTTTCAGATGGTGCTCCTTTCAGGGAACAGACATCTCCAAGGCTCGTGACCCCTAGGTGTTACGTTTCGCCACCTTTGACGATACGGGAAAGAAAGAGCGGGTCAACTGCTGCGGCCCCGACTAAATTTTGGCCGACGGCGTAGCAGAGACGACGATCAATCGCCCCGACCGTGGTAGTCGTCACGATTGGTCCGGAAACCGGACAATCGAAAACGACATAGCACGATTGACTAAATGATGAATTCTCAGCAGGAACAGCAGTAGATGGAACGAGTCCGGAAACGTCCGCCCTAAGGGTGAAACGATTCCGGGTCCGACCGTACTGGTGCTTCACACTGAGAACCCAGTCATTACCGTCAACGTCAAGGAAGCGATACGAGGAACCAAGGTTATCACCTCCTGTTCGTGGGTACGATTGATTCGTACCCATTACCAGGGCGGTGGTAACAACGGTTCCAAGCACAAAGGGGTCAGCGAGCATCGAAGTATCCTAGTGTTAAGGTTTCCCTCGAGTAATCCCGAGGGCAGCAAGGACTAGAATTTGCTGAACTGAAAAGTTCGGCCAATCTAGTCCGAAACCATACGGAGAGGCTTGTCTACGATACTTGTTTATCTCATGACGAGAATAAACAAGGCTCGCAGCACCAGCGGGTACATCGAAACCGTAAGAACCGGTGAGATGATCCCAATGGTTACTAATTACTATCTCGTGTGACTGATCAACAGTACGCATAGAGAAGCAATTAGTCCAAGTCTCGTTGTCGACTGCGTTTGTGGATAGGTTAGACATAATGTCTCCCACATTCGCAAACCAGTCGATCAACCATGACCACGGAAGGAGTTCCCAGAGCTGGCTGGGCGTAGGATTTTGCCCAAACAAAGCTCTTTTCGCTCTTTCCGTCCAACGGTCAGACCCGATATCTGGAACGTAGTAACCGAAGTTACCACAATTCCAGGTAGTCGTTGTATCCTTCACGGAGTACGTGTAATCGCACTGACCCGTGAAAGATGAGAGTGCTAGATCAGAGCAGCCAGTAGGCCCTCCGACATAGTACCCTTCTAGATCCGACGTGCCACCAATGGTGGTGTCCCCTAAATGCCCGAAAGGGACATTAAGGGAACCGGTCGTACTAGACAACGTGACCGTTGAGGTCTTCTTCTTGTCACGCCTCCGGACGATAAGTCCATTGTTCTCGCGAAGCTTTTTCAAAGTCTTCTCGAGTTTCTGCTGGGTATTATACATATCCAACAGATCTTTAACAAAGGGCTTCCATCCGAATACCACGTTTAAATAGTTCTCGCCCAAATCCCGAAAGGACTTGAGGCCAGAATAATTAAGACGCGGTATACGAGGGATCTCGCGAAGCTCTCCAACAAATTGGAAGAGGTTCGCGGACGGGTTCCCCGGGCGTGCCCTCTTTATAAAACTCGTTCCCTGCGCATTAAGCGAAAGGACGAGGTCAGAGTAAAGAGGGTCAACGACTAACGGGATTCGCTGGTTGGCAAACGGGCCGTAGTACACGGAGCTGTCATAGCCACGTGTGATACAGACACGAAACCTGCCAGGAATCGCAACTCCAGGGAAGTCTCCAGTACCTTTTCTCTCATAAGAGGGAAAAGTGAAGGGAAACGACTCCGAGAGAGCAGCTGGTTCTCGAATCGAAAACTGATGAAACGAGCCAGACTCATCGTTAGTCCAATGGCCATCACGAAAGTTATGGCCAGTCGAACGAAGAAGAACATCATAGTCCCGACTATAAACCCATGAATAGTGCATGTCCGATTGGGCATGAAACTGTTCAACGAGTTTACGTTTAGGTACCATGATGATGTCTCCGTATGAAAGCAGAGATAACTCTGCAGGGTGCTGTTGCCAGCCAGCGAGGGCGAAAGCCCTCG